GCGGTTTCGTTGAAGGCCCGGGCTGTTTTGACGATCTGCGCAACGCAGGTGGCGTCAGCTCCGGGGGCAAGCTTGCTCTGGTAGAGAAAGCATTCGAGCAGATTGTTGCTCAAGCTTTCCTCGCTTTCATATAGTGAAAGTCGATAGTAGTCGCAAACTTCCTCGATGGTTGCGCTGTTACCTATTTGCTGTTTCTATTTTTCGACAAGGAAAAGCCCCTGGCGCGTGCACACCCAGGGGCTTGAGGTGCCGCCTAGACTTGGCGCGCACCTCCATGGTTGGTGTATCGGCTACACGTTGCCCAACTTTTGGTTGGCTGGTTCGGGGCTTACCCTTGGTCTCTGCGGCTGATGTGTCACTCTCTAATGTTTGTGAAGGTGTGTTACCGAAGTGCCTGTTGGGCCCGCTGATTGCTCCTTGTGCTTGCAGGCTCGAATTTCCGGGCCTGAAGTCAAAGCTCATGAAAGGAACCAGAAATGGCACAGCATGAAGACCACGGCCGACACGGTCAGCACCGTCAGCAGCAGCAGGACTCTGGCGACGGAAACGGCCGTCGCGACCAGTTTGACGAAAGCCACCGCTCCTACGCAGGACGCGGGCAGGGCCAGTGGCGTGACGAGGGCCAGTGGGAAGGACATCGCGGCGGCTACGCAGGTGGTCAGCAGGGCGGTGGTGGATACCCCGACAGGGGCTATCCAGGCGGTCAGCAGTCCGCCTATCAGGGCTACCAAGGCGAGCAGCAAGGTGGCTACGGCGGCGGATACGGGCCAGCGCCTGGTCGCCGGGAGTTCGGATACGGCGGCGGCAGCGGATACGGCGACCAAGGCTACGAACGTTCTCGACAAGATCAAGGCTACCCGCGCCAGTCGCAGCAAGGCGGCTGGGGGGGCTATGACCGCAATGATTTTGGGCGCGACGCCCAAAGCTGGGATCGCGGGTCGGGTCGAGGCGGCTATGGCGGCAATTTCGGTAATTCTGACCAGCAAGATGTACGGCAAGGCCGCACAAATCAGCGCTCTGAGGCGTTCGACCCCGACTACCACCAGTGGCGCCAGGAACAGGTAGACGCTCTGGATGAGGACTACCGTAACTGGCGCAACGATCGCTACAAAAAGTTCTCTGACGAGTTCACGAAGTGGCGCACCGACCGCGATGCCCAACGCGGCAGCAACAAGGACGGCGGGTCCGGTTCAACATCTGGCCAGCAGAGCACGGCTGGGAAAGAGCACAAGTAATCCGTTTTTTGCAGTAACCTGCTCCTAGTCTGCCGGCCCTCAACAGTATTTGTTGAGGGCCGGTTGCTACGTCTGCAAAGCGTTTGATGTGAGGGCGCCATGGATCTTCGGATATGTGAACCTGAACTGCAAGCCATGCATGTTTGGCACGCAAGCATGGTGATACTGGTGAAGCGGGGCGAGGCAAGCGGAGTGCCCATATTTGAGGCGCCTGCAGTGGCTCCCCCCGCTTCGTTCCCAATAGGAATTGAGTTTCCCTATCACTTGTTGGTTATCGAAGTCGATGACCCTGAGGACAGGGCTACTCAAGATCGCATTCGCTGCAGTTTGAGCAAATTTGACGTTTAAGCGGTTGATTTTTCGGGAATAAGAAACCCTGCGCGTTCCTTGCCCTTGATCCAGTTCGGTGGCTTGCCCCGGCCGGTCCAGGTCGCGCCGCTTTCGGGATCACGGAACTTGGGTGCGCCCACTGAGCCCTTCGTCTTGGAGCCGCTGGAAGGAAATACGTCCTGCTCGGTCAACTGGTACTCCTGCACCAGGGCGCGGACCTCTGCCACCGCTCCGGCCTTCTCCGTCTTCATCACCTCTGCAATGCGTGCATCCAGTTCGGCCTTTTGCTGCAGCAGGGTCTTGTAGTCGTTCATCTTATTTTCTCCAGTTGGTTAGGAAAGTTGAAGCCCACCAGGGTGAGCATTGTTGAGAAACATTTATCAGTTGGCAAATGCGGCCGCCAGAAGGAAGGCGCCGGCAAAGCCAGTTCCCCCGGCCAGAAGGCTCATTCCGGCAAGGCCAAGGAAAACGCTGCGCAAGCTCATGGCAGTGCCTGAAAGCTGTCGCGCACGTCGGTGATGTGCGCGATCAGGCCATCGCAGAACGCCGCGAAGCTGGTGGCGGGCATATGCACTGCGCCTCGGTCCTTGACGGTCTGCACGCCCACCGCGTTCGCGGTCGTGGCGCTGATCTCGAAGATGCCCAGGCGGGCATTGATCTGGCCCAGCTTCAACGTCTGGCCGCTGGACACCAGTTCCTGCAGCTGCTGCTGGTCCAGCGCCGCCGGGCTGGGCGCGGCGGGCGGTGCGGGCTGCAGCGCAGGGACGGGCGCAATGTCCACCTCGGCATGCAGATCAGGCTGCGTGGCCAGGTCGAAGCCGATCAGCTCAGGCTGCGGCGGTGCCTCGTCGCGGACGGCAGGCGCTGGCTCCGGATGCGTGACCGCAAATTCCGCGATGCACTGCGCGTAGTACGCCCGAGCCAGTTCCAGCTTCACGTCCATCTGCGCCTCCAGCGCGCGGTCGCGCTCGATGGTCCAGGTGGTCAGGCGCATGTGCTCGGGGATGTGCTCGACCAGGTGCAGCTGCTGCGGCTCGTACTGGCCCAGCAGTTCCTCGGGCGTATTGACCATGGCGTAGTTGACCTCCCAGCGGTCCACGTCCCACAGGCGCATGTAGCCGCGCATCTGCCAGGCATACAGCGAGTCCTCGCAGTCACGCACAAAGGCCGGGAAGGTCTGCAGGCTCCAAGAGCATTTAAGGTCGTGGCCGCAGCGGCGTACCAAGTCCACGGTGTCGGCTTCGCCCGTGATCTGGCCGTCGCTGCGCCGTTCGGTGTTCTTGGCCAGGGCCAGCCCGCGCACGCGGTTCAGCAGTGCCAGGCCCTCCGCTTCCACGGCCTTGCCCTTTTCGGTGTACTTGCTCGAAAAGCTGAAGTCCACGCCCCAGATTTCTTGCCGCACCAGCTCGCGGATATAGGTCTTGGCGCCCTCGCTGAGCGTGCGCAGCTTGAGGTCTTCGAGCAGGGCCTTTTCCTCGTCCGTGCGCTCCTTCTTTGCCTGGATGACCTCGATTTCGGGCGCGATCAGCGCGGGGTCGATGCTGGCGGGCGCGGTCATCAACCTGCCGATGCTCGAACAGCGAAACAGGATGGGCCTCATGGCGCGCCTCTGGTGGCAGCAGCGTTGAAGGCGATCAGGCCGGCGCGGTCTTCGGTGAGGGCGGCGCGGCCTTCGCGGCAGGCCTCGGCGAACTTGTCTGTACCGCGCACGCTGATGATGTAGTCCACCCAGTCCTGCGCATGCGCGTTCAGTGGGGCAGCGGCGCCGCCCTGGCCGTCGTCGTCCTCGCCGGCCTCTGCCACGCCTGTGATCTGCTTGAGCGTGTGCCGCTGCAGGTAGGTCGTGGTGGAGATGATGGCCTGGATGGCGTTCTTGCCGCCGGTTTCGTCGGGCTGGGCTGTGAGCGAGATCTTCTCGCTGTGTCCCAGGCGATGCCGCAGCTTGCAGGTCACGGTGATGTCGCGGCCGGCCTGGCTGGTTTCCCAGGACCGCGAGAAGCCGTGCGCTGACAGTTCTGGGCCCACTGCCTGGACCACATCGTCCAGCTCGGCATGCATGTAGCTGGTGCGGCCCTTCATGGTGGTGAAGTCCACGGCCTTGCGCTTCATGATTCTGATGCCCTTGGCCTGGAAAGCGGCCAGGGCTTCGTTGTAGGCCTTCTCGGCCTCTCGGCGCTCACCCCGTTCCCACAGGTCCATCAATTTTTCGATTTGCTCGGGGGGCACGCCGCGCTCTTGGAGCGTCAGCAGGAAGTGCGCAGCGGGAGACATGACCGGGGTAGGGGGCGCCGTGATTGCCGACGGCGCCATGTCGATTGCTGCCGCTTCAGTCTTGGAAACAGCGTTCATGGGGACCTCGCAGGTTGTGGAAAAAGAAACGCGCGCCGCAGCGGGCGATGGTCGGCGCCTGCGTGGCGCTTGGTGGATGGGGCGTTCATTCCGGGTCTTCCGGATCGCCGCGCATTTCGCGGACGGCGGACAGGTAGCGGCGCCCGCCGGCGGGCAAGGCACGGTCCAGTTTTTCCCCGGCCTCTTCAAGCATTTCGAGCAGCAGGGGCACCTTCTCGGCGTCGGTCAGGTCAGCCAGCTTCATGGCTTTTCTCGCAGACATTCCACCACTCGCTCGCTCACCCATTCGGCGTGCATGCCCGGGCACGCCAGCGCGCTCACGGTTGCGGGCGGGGCCTTGGAAGGCTCCTCATCCAGAGTGGCCTGCAGGCACAGCAGGCTGATGCCCAGCAGGACGGCAATCAGCCATGCCAGCGGCGGCGGGTTCGGGATTTCGTCACGTTGGTGCATGGTGGCTCCTCGATCAGTGGCGGTTTCGTTGAAGGTCCGCGAGGTCTTCGCGGGCCCGTTGGCGGGCGTAGTCGCGCAGCCACTCGTCCAGGGAATTGCCCATGGACGTCAGCTGCGGGTGTTCGGGGTTCAGGCTCTGGCCCATGCGTTCGCTGGCGGCGGCGATCTGCTGGGCCAGCTGGTACTGCGCGGCCTGCAGGGCTTCCTGCACGAACTCGGCCACGAATGGCGGGCCGTAGTACTCGCGGACATAGGCGTCCAGTTCGGCGTCTTGGGCATCGACGCGGCCGGCGCGCGCTGCGTTCTCGGCATCGGCCGTGGAGGCCCAGCAGATAGAGGGGAGTCGTGCATTCATGTGGGCCTCCAGAAATGAAAAAGGGCCTGCGTGTGCAGGCCCTTGTGGGTGGGTCGATGGAGCCGGGTCAGAACCCACTCCAAAGGTTGAGATTGCCGGATGGCTCCGGCTCCATCGCGGCGGCGTCCTGGGGCAGGGCGCCAGCGTGATGGCCCTCGGTTGAGGGCCTACCACAAGCTGTCTGGTGCCTATTTTTTCAGCCAATCAGTCAGTGAATCGAGCAGGTCATCCAGCCTTCTGGAAAGCTCATCTACCAGGCCTGAGTAGAGTGCCCAGCATCCAACGAGCGATCCAACCAACAACAGAAAAATATCCAGTCCACTACGATGATCCTTGACACACTCAACAGCCTGCGCGATGTTTGGCTGGTTCTTTTGGGCGGCTGTATTGCTGCCGGCTTCGGCCAAGTCCAAGCGCGGCACATGCTCTACAGCCAAGCTCGCCTGAAATTTGCTGCTGCTTTCCTGCCTGAACTCACCAAGCTGCTCGGGCAGGATCCCTGTCCCGATGGAGGTGCCACACTCCATCTCCTCGAAACCAGCCTGCCCCGTCACCATGGCGCATATATAGAGCTGTGGGCCAGCGCTGGCCGTTGGCAAAGGCGCAGCTTGGAGCGCCGCTGGAAGTGCTACCGCTATGGCGATGGGCCCGAGTGCCCCGAGCAACCGTTCGATTACTTGGTCAGTAACGCTTACGAGGAGCCTGGCGCACGTAAGTTGGCCGTTGAACGCATCCAACATTTGATCTCCTGACAGTACATTGCTGGAAACAGAAACGGCCTCTCTTCGAAGCCGCTTTTGTTTCGCCCGTACTTTCCGAGCTGTCAGCGCTTGCGCGCTGGGCTTTTCTGTTCTTGGCAACCCTGTTTGCCTCAACCCCGTATTCAGCCCCAGGGTGTGGACTTCGCGGGGCCTTTCCCGGATCGCGCTTGTTGACCCCATCCGGGCAAGCGCAGCAGCAGTAGAGCGACCGACGACCTTTTCTATTCCGCTGCCGCCTGCGGTGCCCTGCCTTTACCCAGCCGTGCCTGCTGTATGAACGAGGGCGGCATGTTGGTGGCGCCCATCAGCAGCGAGATTGCTGCTGATGGCTAAATAATAGCAGTGCTTTTTTATCAATGCAATAGCAGTGCTTGTATTTTTTTCCGTCTCAGAGCAAAAAATGGCGTTTTGCAAGCCAGGCTTGCACCTCCCGCAACGCACGGTTGCGCAAGCATGGCTTGCATTTGCAAAAGTGCGACTATTGGTGAATACTGTATGTGTGTACAGTTTTTCGCGAGAACGCGATGACGCCAATACGAAAAAAAGCACTGGGCGATCGGTTGCGTGCCGCCCGTCGCCGCTGCGCGCTCTCGCAAGATGAGGTGGCAGAACTGTTGGACGTGAAGAGGCAGACAGTCTCCGCTTGGGAGACAGGGGTGACCGTGCCTACAGCATTCCAGGTGGCGGACTTGGCTGCAGCGTACTGCGCCTCCGCTCACCATTTGCTATTCGGAGCGCACTACGAGCGTGTGGATGTGAAGGCGCTTTTGCCGAGTGCTGGAAGTCCGGGTGAGCTGGCTATTCCAAGTGTGCCGCTACACGTCGATGAGCAGTCCGCCCTGTTGCGTCCGGGGGGTGCCGCTCCCCCTCTCCCTGGTGTTGGCGGAGCTGCGCCTCAGCGTCAGCCAGTAACTTGGCTTGGGTCGATTTGGGGACGCTCCGGTACACCATGACGAGTTGCATTTCGTCTTTGGACAATTGGGTGAAGTTCAGCGGCTGACTACCGCCACCGGCAACCTCGCCCAGCGCAGCTGCTTCCGCAGCTAGCCTGGGGCTGAAGTCTGCGATCTCGCACCCCAATCCTTTTGCAAATCCTCGCGCGGCCTTCAAGCTGATCGCGGCCTTGCCATTGAGGAAGTGCCCCACGGCTGCTTGGCTGCCTATGTCATAGGTCTGCCCGAACTCTGCCTGGGACACGCGCTCCTCGCGCTCAACCCACAGGCTCTTGAGCTTGCGCGACTCCTCGCGGTGCTCATCGGTCAGGGTTCTGCGGATCTCTTCACTCATAAATAGCGAGGCTAGTAAAACTGTTGCCAAACGGCAAAAAGCACTGCTGTTGACAAAATTAAAAGCACTGCTAGTATTTGGGGATGCACAACCTCAGACGCATCCGAAAACACCTCGGAATCACCCAGAAGGCCTTGGGTGACGGCATCGGCTGTACCCAAGGCAACGTATACCACTACGAACGAGGCCAGACCTTGTTGCCTGAGATGGCGGGGCGGCTCATCGCCTACGCCGCGCGCGATTTCGGCTTGGTTCTTACCTATGACCACATCTACGGCAGCGCCCAGCTGCCGCCGGTCTCGGCTGTAGAGGGCATGGCATGAGCGAACGGATCGAGGGCAACGTCTCATCTTTGGGCCGCGAGATGGCTCAGTTGGAGCAGCAGGCTTGCCAATGCGATGCCTGCCGTGCAGGCGTGCAGCACACCAGCGACTGTGCTGTGCATTTGGCACCGGCTGAATCTGTACAGCCGTGCAACTGTGGAGCTCTTGTTAAAGCTGAGCGTAGATACGTGGCATGGCTGAGTCGCCTCGCTTGTAGCCTGGCCGAGCGCTGGAAAAACTCTGTTCGCTCATGGTGGTGGCGCGTATTTCGTTGACGTTCAGCAGCTTCCAGCCCTGGCGCTCGCCCGACACGCTGCCGCCGCTGGTCTGCCAACACCGCAGCTTTTCTGTGCCGTCGCTGCCGATGCCATATGCATGCGGCTCCACAAGACGGGTGAATCCGTCGTACCTCAACTCTATCAATCGCCACTTTGCGATGGCATCTGCCAGCAGTGGGTTTCTCATGTCTGCCCCTCCCGGAAATGGTTGTGTGGAAGCTTCCATTTTGCCCCGGGAGGGGGTGGGCACCTTTACTTTTCAAGAGGCCTTTTATGGCTGACAAATTCATCTCAACGGGCAATGGTTTGCGCCGCGCCGTGCGTGGTTTGGTCGCGTTCGCCCGCGGCACTGGTCGCACCAACTGCTCCGACACCATGGAGTTGCGTCAGCAGTGCGACGCCAACACCCTGCGCGTGCTCGACGCGCTGGCCCGGGCCAAGGGTATGGAGCGCCCGGCCTACATCGAGGCGCTGCTGGAAGAGCATGCGAAAGAAGCGTTGCATGAGGCAAGTCTGATCGTGCGTCAGCTGCGGGGCAATCCGCTGCTGGTGGAGGCGCTTGGAGCGCCGCCGGAGACCTTTGGTCTGCCAGCTGATGAGGCTCAGGAGGAGACGCTTCGGTGAGTACGGTTGTCATGGCGGCCTGCTGGCCGCTGCAAGGAATGAGTGCATCCCAAAAAGCCGTGCTGATTTCGCTGGCCGACCAAGCCAACGACGATGGCGTGTGCTGGCCTGGAATTTCAACTATTGCCAGGCGCACATGCCTTTCGGAGCGTGCTGTTCAGGAGGCGATTGCCTGGCTGCAGACCGTGGGTCTGGTTTTTCGTGAGTATCGATTCAATTCGAGCACCAGCTACACCATCACGCCCGCGCGTTTCAACCCCGGGGCGGCTCCAGCAAAGCGCGCTCGCGCCAGGGGTGCAGATGGCGCACCGGGTGAATCTGGCGCATCCCCCGCAGATAGCGCACCCCCTGCAGATGGCGCACCGGGTGCAAACCGCGCACCGGGTGGTGCAGATGGCGCACCCCCTGGTGCAGATGGCGCACCTCACCCCCCGCATATGGCGCACCCCGGGGGTGCAGATGGCGCACCCAAATCATCATTGAACCGTAATAGGAACCGTAAAGGAACCGCCAAAGAACCATTCCCGCCTGCTGCGCAGCCGGGCCGCGACGGTGTGGACGTTGCAGATGGCAACGGCGAGACCGCCGTGCAGGTCGCATGCCGGGCCACCTGGTCGGCCTACAGCCTGGCCTACGAGCAGCGCTATGGCGTCAAGCCGGTGCGCAACCAGGTTGTGAACGCCAACGTGAAGACGCTGGTCAAGCGCCTGGGGCATGAAGAGGCACCACTGGTCGCAGCCTGGTACGTGGCGCACGTGAACGAGGCTTTTGTGGTCAAGAGCACGCACGGCGTGGGCGTTCTGGTGAACCAGGCTGAGGGCTACCGCACCCAGTGGGCCCGTGGCCAAGCCGTGACAGGCACGGCAGCGCAGGCGGCCGACAAGACGAGCGCCAACTTCGACGCCATCGAGGAGGCCAAGCGGCTGCTGCGCCAGCGCGGCGGCAGGGGCAACGGGGAGGGCGGCAATGCGTGACCAACACGACACCGACTGGCTGCTGGAGGAGCTGGGCGCCACCATGGAGCTGAGCGGCCAGCAGGTCCGGCCTGCAGCGCTCCTGCTGCTGGCGGAAGACTTGGCCCACATCGACAAGCCTGTGCTGCGCCTGGCCCTGGCCCGCATCCGTGCCGAGCATCGCGGCCCGATCCTGACTGGCACTGTGCTGCAGTACGTTGACCACGCCATGGGTCGCATGCTGCCCGCCGAAGCCTATGGCCTTGCGCTGACCAGCGCTGACCAGCAGGCCACCGTGGTGTGGACCGACGAGATCGCCGAGGCTTGGTCCGTGGCCGCGCCGCTGCTGAATGCCGGAGACAAGTTCGGGGCACGGCAGGCATTCATCGAGGCCTACGGCCGGATCACGGGCGAAGCTCGGGCACTGCGCCGCCGTCCTGTGGTGCAGGTCAGCCTGGGCCACGACCCCGAAGCCCGGACGCGCGCCGTGCAGGAAGCCATCACGTCAGGCCGGCTGCCGGGCGGTCTGGAGGGCCTCACCGACGACCTGCGCGAGCAGTTGCAGTTGCCGGCCCCTCGCGCAGCCCTGGCGCTGCCGGCACCTGAGTCCATGCCCAGCGGCCCGAAGCGCGAAGTGCTGGCCCAGCTGGCCAACCTGCGCGAGGCCTTCGCAATCAAAGCCAAGCGCTATACCCAGCTGCAGGTTCAGGCCCGCGCCGACCGCATGCGCCTAAGCCAAGCCAAGCGGCGTACCGCTGCAGAGGTGGCTGGCTATTTGCAGGAGAAGAGAGCATGAGCGTGATCCTTGGAATGGACCCCGGAGCCAACACGGGCGTGGCCGTTTTCGTGGACGGCCAGCTGGTGGAGCTGCTGACGATTCCGCCGCACCACATCGAGCGCACGCTGGCCGCGCGCATGCCGTCGCGCGTCGTTTTCGAGGACAGCCGGCTGCAGTCGCATACCTGGACGCGCGGCAAGACCGGCGCCGCCAGCGCCAAGATGGCGCGCAATGTCGGCCAGGTGGACGCACGCTGTGCCGACATCACGGCGCACTGTGCAGACCTGGGCATCCCTGCCCACGGCATCAGCCCGGCAGGGAAGGGCGGCAAGCTGGATGCGAAGCGCTTCGCTGCGGTCACGGGCTGGACGGGTCCGAGCAACGAGCACAGCCGCGATGCGGCTATGGTGGCATGGTCATTCCGCCGCGCGGCGGATCTGCGGGGAGGTGGATGTGGCTGAAATTGCCCTTCACGCTCACTGGGATGGCCCCGAGCAGGCCCGGGCCAACTTCCTGCAGCGCGTGGCGCCCTGGTGCATGCAGCAGTGGGAGGCCGGCCGCCGGCTGGAGGTGTTCGTGCGTCTGCATGAGGACGCCAAGACCGACAGGCAGCGGACCTTCTATCACGACTTCGTGCTGGCCGAGATCGCGCGCCAGGTCATCATCGACGGCCGCCGGCACTCGAAAGCCACCTGGAAGGAGCACTTCCGCGCCGAGTACCTGGGCAGCCGTGCGGTGACGCACCATGACCCGATCAGCGGCGCTACGACCACCACGCAGGAGCGCATCAGCTCGGAGAGCCTGGGCGTGCGCGAGTACGGCGACCTGATCGACCGCGTGATGGCCCATGCCGTTACCGACCTGGGCGTCGAGTTCCCTGCGACCTTCGAGCAGTGGGAGCGCGAGCAGACCCACCCGGACACGGGCGAGGTGATTGGCGGGGTGTGCCCCTGATGCGCCGCACTGCCATGAAGTCCGGCGGGGCAGGGTTCCGCCGGCGGGCCGCTCCTGCGTCCCACGGTGCCCACGAGCTGGCGCGCGAGCAGCGCCTGGAGGCCCGTGCTGCCCGCGCCATGGCCGAGGCCCGGCCGCGCGCTGCCACTGTGGCGGTCATCGATCAGCACCAGGTCGTGCCCGCTCCGAAGACCGTGGCCCAGCGCAACCCGCGCCTGCGTGCCTTGGCCAAGGGTCAGCAGTGCCTGCTGCTGGTCCGCGGCATCTGCACGAATGACACCACCACGGTGGTCTGCTGCCACAGCAATCTGTCCATCCACGGGAAGGGCGAGCGCAGGAAGGCCGACGACCACTACAGCGCCTGGGGCTGTGCCGCGTGCCATTCCTGGCTGGACCAGGGGCCTGCGCCGGCCGCGCGTAAGGAAGCCGCGTTCATGGCCGCGCACCTGCGCCAGGTCCTGGCATGGCGTGCGCTGGCCGGCGCTCCCAACACCGATGCCCGCGACCGCGCCGCTGTGCTGTGGGCGCTGGGCCTGCTCAACGCCACGCCGATTTTGGATTTTTGAAAGAGGACCATCTTGGAAACCAAGGCCGCGAAGATGAACCGCGACGACACGCAAAAACAAGAAGGTGGCCCCGCTTGAGCTGCATGGACTGGATGGCTGGCCAGCTGGAGGGCTGGCACGAGGAGGGGGCGCGGCACAACAACCCGCGTCCTGCGGGCGTCATCCGCCCGGGCAGTGGCACAGACGTGCTGCTGCGGTTTCTACGCCAGGCCCCCGGGCGCTGGTTTTTCCATTCCGAGCTGGTCCTGGCCTTGGGCCGCAGCAAAGGGGAAATCGATTGGGCGCTGCTGTACCTGGTGCGTGGAGGTGTGGTGGAGGGGCGGCTCACTGAGTTGCCGGCGCGGAAGCCGGTGATGCGTTACCGATTCCTGGGGGACTTAGAACGCTCTCATATATAGTAGGCGATTTGCATTGAATGATACGTTAGATTAACGGTAATTTTGCCTATCTCTGGAGATGTTTTGCTATGGCCAAAAATTTAGGCTTAGAGATTGAAGAAGGTGTGAGAAGCGCTAGAGAGCGCATGACACTTGGACGCATTGATGGCATTGAACTTTATGAAACATCTTCTAGGCTATCTGCTTTAAGTAGAAGTTTGAGAAATATTGGGCCCAATGGTGATGCTGAGTTGTTTCGCTATTTCCCGGTGGCGGCCATTGCAGCATTGGAGGGGAATTTTAAAGCAGTGGTTGCAACGATAGTCAATGCTGGGCCAGAGTATACGGAGCGTGGGGTTGCTTTCGCCAAAGATAAGCTTAAGTCTGCCTCGGACATCGTTCCACTCATTCACCGTAAGGCAGTTACGATAGGAGATGTTGTTGCATATGTAATCGCTTTTAGCTCAGTTGCAAACATTGAAAACACTTTTACCGCATTGCTGGATGTGGATTTTAAAGGACTTGTGGCTGAAGCAGTTAATCCTTATGATGTAAGGAATGAGGTTGAGGATCAAAAATTACTAGTGCCTTCTGTAAAAGATCTATTTGCCGGGCTATCTCGTGCATTTAAAGATAGACATATTCTTGCGCATGAAACTGCTTCGGGATTTCAGTTGTCGTTTGAGGACGCGAAGGGTGCTATTGATTCCTGTGCATTAATGGTCCAGGCGCTTGATGCAATTTTATGGGCCACAATATGGAAAGATGAGCCTCTTACGCAATATGAGAGGAATTGCGCGGCTTGGAAAAGTTGCGATGGTGTTAGAGCTTCACTCGTATCGACTCTTTGGAGAGCATTGACGGTGGCTAAGGAGACAGGGGATAGAGCAAGTTTTTGTGAAATGCAGGTAAAGTGGAAGAAGTTCGATAGGGAATGGATGGGGTGGGAGTCGCAGTTCTTATGGGATGGATCTATTAAAGGAATGCTGGTTGCTAGTTCTATGGAGAGTAGGCTGCAGATCAGAAAAAATGCAATAGAAGGCTGGTTGGCTCTAATATCTCCAAAAGCATCATCCGAATCCAAATAGTCGGCTTTTTCTCATAGCGAGTTGGACAAGGGCGTCCCAAGCCTGCCACCGTTTTGAGCATGAATAAGCAACCAGCCCGCAAGACCGCGAAGACCACCAAGGCCAAGGATGGTGCGGCACCGAAGAAACAGCACATCACCACGGAGGACCGGCACAGGGCCTTTGCACGGGAGTATGTGGCTCTGGCCTTCAACGCCACGCAGGCGGCCATCGCTGCAGGCTACAGCGCTGCTACGGCGGCTTCGCAGGGTGCGCGTCTGTTGAGAGATGCAAAGGTGCAGGCGTATGTGAAGGAGTTCAGCCAGGCGGTGGTGGAGCGTGCCGAGGTGAAGGCCGAGGACGTGGTGCGCCGGCTGAACGACATGCTGATGGCCGATCCCCGCGAGCTGGTGGAGGTCTACGTCGCCTGCTGCCGGCACTGCTACGGCGTGGGGCATGAGTACCAGTACACGCTGGCGGAATACAACGCCAAGCACGAGAAGTGGCTCGACGCCAAGAAGGCGCCTGGGGACTTCCCGGAGCTTGGCGGCGTGGGCTACGACGCGAACAAGGCGCCCGTGGATGAATGCCCGGAATGCTTTGGTGCTGGGCAGCCGAGAGCCGTCCTCAAGGACACGCGCAGGATGAGCCGGGGAGCCCTGGCACTGTTCGCGGGTGCCAAGGAAGGCAAGTACGGGCTGGAGATCCAGGTGCACAGCCAGTTGGATGTGGTTGAGAAGTTGATGCGTTACCACGGGCTCTACAAGCGCGACAACGAGCAGCAGGGCGGCGGGAGCGGCGTGGGCCACTTCGAGCTGCACTTCGTGGATGCGCCAGCGCGCGAGAACGATCCCCGTGACGGGGAGGGCGCATGAAGCTGCCGCCACCCAGCACACGGCCCACGGCCCTAGTGCTGTCCCTGGACGCGGCCCTGGCCGGCGAGGACCTGGAGCCGGACTTTGCCGAGGACTACGAGGTAGACCGGGCGCGCGTTCGGGTCGAGTTCCCCGCCAAGCTGCGCGGCCTGTGGCAGCCCAAGCGCTTCAAGGTCATGTACGGCGGGCGCGGTGGGGCCAAGTCCTGGTCTGTGGCCATGGCCCTGCTGGTGATGGGCAGCAACCGGCCGCTTCGCATCCTGTGCGCGCGCGAGATCCAGAAGTCCATGCGCGACTCGGTGCACCGCCTGCTGTCCGACCAGATTGCGGCCCTGGGCCTGGGCGGCTTCTACGAGGTGCTGGACACGGAGATTCGCGGCGCCAACGGCACGCTCATCCTGTTCGCAGGCCTGCAGAGCCATACGGTGGACTCCATCAAGTCCTATGAGGCTATCGACATCGTGTGGGTGGAAGAGGCCCAGAGCGTCAGCGCGCGCAGCTGGGAGGTGCTGGTGCCGACCATCCGCCGGCCCGGCTCGGAAATCTGGCTCACGCTCAATCCGGACCTGGCCACGGACGCCACCTATGCCCGGTTCATCGAGGCGGCCGACAGCGACACCTGGCTGTGCGAAATCAACTGGCGGGACAACCCATGGTTCCCCGAGGTGCTGGAGAAGGAGCGCCGCCGGCACTTCAAGCGCGATCCCGACACCTACTGGAACGTCTGGGAGGGTCGCCCGAAGCGCACGCTGGCCGGCGCAATCTACGCGAAGGAGGTGGAGCGCCTGTACAACGACGACCGCGTGTGCCTGGTGCCCTACAACCCCAAGCTGCCCGTGCATACGGTCTGGGACCTGGGCTGGGCCGACAACATGGCCATCGCCTTCGTGCAGCGCACGGCCATGGATTTCCGCGTCATCAACTTCATGCAGGACAACCAGAAGACGCTGGAATGGTACGTGGAGCAGATGGAAAAGCTGTCCTATCGCTGGGGCACGGACTTCCTGCCGCACGACGGCGCCCACGGCGACTTCAAGACCGGGCAGACGGCCCAGCAGATCCTGGAGGACATGGGCCGCGAGGTGGAGGTGCTGGAGCGCGCGGGCCTGGAGTCGGGCATCCGCCTGGCGCGCGGCATCTTCTCCTCGGCCTACATCGATGCCCAGCGCTGCGCCAAGCTGTTGGACTGCCTGAGCCGGTACAAGCGCCAGATCGACCCGCGCACGGGCGAGCCGGGGCCACCGCTGCACGATGACGCCAGCCACGGCGCAGACGTGTGGCGCTACATCAACATGGCCCTGCCGCTGATGGACAACGACACTGCGGGCGCTGTGCCTCTCAGGCGACGCGCGGGCGGCATGGCACGCTGATCCCGTACCAAGCCTGCCACTTTCGCGGGCATGCCTGCATGTATCGACCTGCGCAAAGCGCACCTTCACCGCCAGCATGGGGACTTGCTGGCCGTCTACACCTGGATCAACGCCGAACGCGCGCTGGTCCTGATCCCGGCCTACCGCCCGAAATCACCCTGGTACGTGGTGATGGAGAGCGCGGCCTATCTCTACGATGACCCCGCCTACCTGGCCCGCGCCTGCGTCAAGGCCTGCGAGGTGCTGGGCATCGAGCCCAACCGGCCGAACTGGGTGCGCGTAGCCACCATCGTCAACGAGGGCCTGCCCGACCTGGTGAGCATGCCCAGCGAGCCCACATGGCAGCGCGCGGGCCAGGAGTTCGGCACGCTGGTGGTCAAGTCCGATGGCAAGGAAATCGCGGCCGAGGCCCTGACCATCCCGGACCTGGGGGCCGAATATGTCCCAGCTTGAGGCCCGCTTCAACCGTCGCGCGGGCGTGGGCGAGCGCATCCTGAACGACATGCCGCTGGAGTTCGACGCTGACGAGGAGGCGTCGCCGCACCCGCTGGACCAGCCCGAGGCCCGCAAGACCCTGCGCAAGCTCCTGAGCTGGTACTACCGCGAGCGCGAGATCCAGGCCGAGAACCGCCTGCAGATGTCCATCGACGCCGACTACTACGACGGCGATCAATGGGACCCCGCCGACGCGGCCGTGCTGGAGGAGCGCGGCCAGGTGCCCCTGGTGTTCAACGAGGTGGCCGTGATGTGCGACTGGCTCATTGGCACGGAGCGCCGCGCGCGCGTGGACTGGAGCGTGCTGCCGCGCGCCGAGGACGACGTGCAGTTGGCCGACGTGAAGACCAAGGTGCTCAAGTACGTCAGCGACGTGAACCGCACCACGTTCAACCGCTCGCGCGCCTTCGAGGACACGGTGAAGGTGGGCGTGGGCTGGGTGGACTCCGGCGTGCGCAACGACCCCACCAAGGAGATCATCTACGACAAGTACGAGGACTGGCGCAATGTGCTCTGGGACTCGATGGCCATGGAGCCGGACCTGAGCGATGCGCGCTACCTGTTCCGCACGCGCTGGGTGGACGAGGACGTGGCTGTCACCATGTACCCGCAGCGCCGCGATGTGCTGGAGCGTGCTGTGCTGCGCGAGGAGGAGTTCAGCGCCCAGCAGTGGGCCGAGGATGAATTCTTTTTCCAGGGCCATACCAGTGAGCGCCATGTCAGTGGCACCAGCGGCAGCTACCTGGCAGGCGGGCGCGGCAACATCGACAGCGAGGCGCGGCGCCGCGTGCGCCTGATCGAATGCCAGTTCCGCATGCCGGCGTCTGTTCAGGTGGTGACCAGCGGCCCCTTCAAGGGCTCGTTCGTGGAGCCCTGGGACCATGCGCTGCGCGCCGTGGTGGGCGCTCATGGCGGCTCCATCGTGGAGCGTGTCGCCATGCGCATGCACGTCGCGGTCTTCACCGAGGGCCATCTGCTGGCCCTGGCCCCAACGCCCATGCGCCACAACAGTTTCAGCCTGACGCCCATCTGGTGCTACCGCCGCGGCCGCGACCGCATGCCCTACGGCGTGGTGCGCCGCGTGCGCGATCTGCAGATGGACCTGAACAAGCGGGCCAGCAAGGCGCTGTTCCTGCTGTCCACGAACCAGATCTTTGCGGAGAAGGGCGCCTTCGATGACATCAACGAGGCGCGCGAGGAGGTCAACCAGCCGGACGGCGTGGTGATCTACAAGGCCGGCAAGAAGTTCGAGGTCCACCGCGACAGCGAGATGGCCGCCGGGCAAGTGCAGATGATGACGCTGGACGGCCAGGCCATCCAGAAGTCCGCGGGCATCAGCGACGAGAACCTGGGCCGGCGCACCAACGCCGTCAGCGGCCGCGCGATCGAGGCCCGCCAGCTGCAGGGCTCGGTCGTGACCACGCAGCCCTTCGACAACCTGCGCTTCGCCGTGCAGATCCATGGCGAGAAGCTGTTGAGCCTGTTGGAGCAGTGGTACACCGAGGAGAAGGTTATTCGCCTGTCGGGCCACAAGGGCCGGCTGGACTGGGTGAAGGTCAACCAGCCCGAGGTCCAGCCAGACGGGAGCGTGCGCTACCTGAACGACATCACGGCCAGCATGGCCGACTTCGTGGTGGCCGAGCAGGACTATTCGGGCACGCTGCGCCAGGTCATGTTCGAAAGCCTGAATCAGCTGGCGGGCCGCCTGCCGCCCGAGGTGGCCATCCGCATCATGACGCTGGCCATGGAGTATTCGGACCTGCCCAACAACGACCTGGTGGCCGACGAACTGCGCAAGCTCACCGGCGAGCGCGACCCCAACAAGCCCCTCACGCCAGAGGAGCAGCAGCAGGTCCAGCAGCAGATGCAGGCCCAGGCCGAGGCCCTGCAGATGCAGCAGGAGAGCGCGCGCCAGGCGCTGGCCGAGCAGCAAGCCAAGGTCCGGGAGATCAACGCCCGCGCAGAGAAGCTGGAAGCCGAGGCCGAGCAGCTGCGCGCCGCCGGCGGCAACCCTGCGCTGGCCCAGCAGATGGAAGGCGTGGCCGCCACCGTGCGCCGCGATGCCGACCTGGAGCTGGACGAGCTGCGCCGCAAGCTGGCCAAGACCCAGGCTGACCTGGCCAACAAGACGCTGCAGATCAAGGGTGACCAGGACGTGCGCCTGCAGGTGGCGCACATCGAGGCCGACTCGCGCGAGCGCGTGGCCCAGATCCAAGCCCAGAGCCGCCAAACGCTCGACGCCATGTCGGGCCGGCTGAACCAATTCGACAACAAGGACTGATATGGATCGAGAAACCATCGTGCGCACGGCGGCTGTGGAGGGCGCCAAGGCCGCGCCGCCGGTCACCGTGGTGGCCACCAACGTCGCCAACGGCTGGACCATGACCCACACGGCCACGGCCCTGACCATCCTCTACGTGGTGCTGCAGGTCATCTACCTGCTGTGGCGCTGGAGCAATGAGCGCGAGGACCGCCGGGCGCGCCAGGCGCAGGAGCTGGCCGCAGCATGCGAGGTGCGGTCGTGAGCGAGGTCCGAATGCCCGACGCGCTGCTGCGCAAGGGAGCCATCCCCGCAGTGCTGGTTGCCGCGCTCACCAGCCCGCTGGCCTTCCAGACCCTGGAGCGCTGGGAAGGCAACGTGCTGCAGGTCTATGCCGATCACCTGGCCGGCGGCCTGCCCACCTACTGCGCTGGCCGCACAGACCCCGCGGCAGTGGTGGGCACCCGGCTGACCAGCGACCAGTGCCAGGCCATCAACAAGACCACCCTCCTCGAATATGGCTATGCCGTGCTGGGCTGCTTGAACTGGGACTACCTGACGGCGCGGCGCCTGATTGGACTGACCATCTTCGCGGTCAATGTGGGCAAGGAAGGCGCCTGCGGATCGCAGGCCGTGCGCCAGATCAATGCGGGCAATCTGCGGGCTGGCTGCGACCTGATCGCGCGCACGCCGGATGGCCGTCCGAACTGGTCCTATGCGGGCGGGGTGTTCGTGCAGGGGCTGCAGAACCGGCGCCAAGCTGAGCGGGCGCTGTGCCTGGAGGCCCAGCCGTGAGCACCCGTGCTACCACCCATCTGGCCGCCGCAGGTCTCGCCGCGTTCCTCGCTTGGAACTACCAGGGCGCACGCCTGGGCGCCGACCTGGCCGAGGCCCGCGCCGCAGCCGTGGGCGAAAAGCTGGCTGTCAGCACAGCCCAGCGCGCGGCAGACGCCCGCTTGCGCCAGGCAGAACAGTCCATCAACACAAAGAACCAGGAAGCGCTGAATGCTGCAATCAAGAAGCAAAACTCTCTCCAAGCTGATGCTGCTCGGGCTGGCCGTGAGCGTGACAGCCTGCGCAGGCAACTGTCCAATGCCGAGCGGCGACTTGCTGATGCTTCCCCCTCCGCCCTCATTGAGTACAGCAACACCCTCAACCAGTTACTCGGACAGTGCAGCGAGCGATACACGGAACTGGCAAAACGAGCTGATGGGCACGCAGTTGATGCAGAAACCTGTCGCGCTGCCTGGCCAGTGATTGCTGCCCCGATTCTGTAATGCCGCTTATGTGGGACATTAGAAACAATTGACCACTATGATGAAATGGTCTTGTTCGGCTTTTCTGTGGGTTTCGAAAAAAAAATGGAAATCAAATAAGCCGCACGGCTGCTGGACTTTTTCGATCTGGGTGTTACAGCGAGCTGCTTTTGAGGGCTCTGGCCTCGCACGAAAACGCTGGATTCCCATATAGTTGAGGCACTGAGAGCAAACAACAAAGCCCCCGTGAGGAGGCCTTGTGTCCGGAAGTGTTGGACGCACTTCCGGGGGTTTGCGATTTCAGTAGCAGCCTGAACGCAAGGAAAGTTTAGCAGCAGATATTTACGGCGTAAATAACGCCGTTTTTCTCTCGAAACTTTCGGCGCGTTCTCCAACAACCTGGAGAAACTTCATGTCGAAATTGTTGTTAGCGTTTTTCGAATCCATTTCCGCATTGCACGAATGGTGCGTACAGTGGAGCAATGTCCTGATTGAGCCCGTCAACCAGTGCACTTTGCCGACCCACATCTTTCAGTACCTGCTGTCGGTGTTGCCGCTGTAGTGACCAAGTAGCACCTGAAAAAGGTGTGCAGTAGAGCCTGCTACTGCAACGAATGTCAGGGGCTCCGCGAGGGCGATCATGTCGCCGCGAACTCGCTGGGCCCCTTTCTGCTTGTGTGTCCCCGTCCGTACCAAGCCTGCCACCCTGCCGTGATCCAAACCACGAAAGGACGCACACATGAGCTTGAACGACGACCACCTGCGCCTCCTGTCCGACGCCGAGCGCGAGGCCATGGAAGCCGACGACAACGACTACGACCCCGAGGAAGACAACGCAGCAGCGCTGGCTGCCCTGGGGCGCGGCCCCCTCGATGCGGAAGAGGAGGAGGAGGGCGCCGACGCGGGCAAGGACAAGCCCGAGCCCAGCACGGCCACCGAAGCCACTGACACCACCGCTGCGCCCGCTGCAGCGCCTGCAGCCGTCCCTGCTGCTGCACCCGCAGAACCCACTGATGCCACGCAGCCGACGGACGCGCCCGCTCCGAATCCGCAGGCTGCCCAGCAGGCCGGCGGGTACCGTGCAGAGCTGCCCGCCGACTACGACGCCCAGGTGAAGGCCAACAGGGATGCCGTGGCAGCCGCGCGCGCCAAGTTCAACGAGGGTGAGCTGGAGCAGGCCGAGCTGGACGCGGAGCTGGACC